AACCTGGTAAGTTTGAGATCTATCAAAACGGTAATATGATTAATCAGTCTTCAAATGCTCGTGATTATCAGAAATTCTTAGAACAGAATATACTTAAGCTAAATCATAAATCATTCCATCAGGTTGTTGTATTGGGTAGTAGTTCGTTTATTCCTTTCATGCAATTACAAGTTGGTCAACGTAGAGAAGTTATTGAAGATCTATTAGACATTAATATTTTTAGTAAAATGAATTCATTATTAAAAGAACGTAATTCTAAGATTAAAGAAGAACTATCTGAAATAAACCATTCATTAGATTTACACAAAGCTAAGATAGATACTCAAAGCAAATATGTGAGAGACTTACTATCAATTAATAAAGACATGGTTAAGTCCAAAGAAGACTCTGTTAAATCATACGAAGTTGAAGTGAAAGATTTAGTCAAAGATTCTCAAACCATAGGTAAAAACTTAACTAGTTTGACTGAAATCGAGAATGACAATTATAAACATATCAGCTCTGAAACTTCTAATATTAAATCTAAAGGTCTTGTTTTTAAGTCTCGCATTAAGGATTTGGTATCAAACGCAAAGTTCTTTGAGAATAACGAACATTGTCCAACGTGTGATCAGGATATAGATCAAGTTATTAAAGTGTCTAAACTAGATAAAATTAAAAGTGATGCTGCTGATATCCAAAGACAGATGAAAGAGTTAGATGAACAATCAACGTTAAACATGACTGAAGTTACTGAATGTCAAAATAATATCCAAGCGCTTTTAAATCGTCAACGTCATATCAATACTAATAATGATAAGATTACTATTATTCAAAAAGAAGTTGAAAAGCTTCATAGCGAGATTAGTACCTTATTGCATTCTTCTGGTGATATTAAAACTGCTAAATCTGAATTAGATTCTTTACGAGATTCTAAAGAAGGTGTTACTGAAAAGAAGCTACAATATGTTGAAGAAAGAACATATAATGAAGTAATTGGTGAAATGCTTAAAGATACTGGTATTAAAACTAAAGTTATTAAGCAATATTTACCAGTCATGAATCGACTCATTAATAACTACCTCCAAGTCTTAGATTTCTTTGTTGCATTCCATCTTGATGAAAGCTTTACAGAAACTATTAGATCTCGTCATAGAGACGCATTTAACTATACATCGTTTAGTGAAGGTGAAAAGCAGCGCATCGATTTGGCATTACTCTTTACGTGGAGACAGATTGCTAAGATGAAGAACTCAGCTGCAACTAATCTTTTAGTATTGGATGAGACCTTTGATTCTTCTCTTGATCATGATGGCATTGAAAGTTTAACTAAGATTCTAAATACCCTTGAAGACGGAACAAACGTCTTTATCATCTCACATAAGGGTGACATATTAGAGAACAAGTTTAGATCTAAGATTGAGTTTATCAAAGAAAGAAACTTTTCCAAGATTAAATAGTTATAAGCATATAACTAAATGATCTAAAAAGAAGTGAATCATTTGTATACAAGGCCCTTAAACTATGATATAATATACATATATTAAGGAATAGGGAAAGGGTCATATATGTATCATAATTCAAGCTTACCAAAGCTCCTAGCCAAAGAAAACATCACAATCAGACATGGTAACTATAAGACACCATGGTTTGATATCAAGAATCGAGTCCTTGGTCTTCCATTATGGAAAGATATGGGTAAAGACGTATATGATCTATTTGTTGGTCATGAAGTTGGCCACGCTCTAGAAACTCCATATGAAGGCTGGCATGATAGCCCAGAAAAGCTAAGTGGATGTCCTAGATCTTATATTAATGTTATTGAAGACTGTAGAATCGAACGAAGAGTTAAAAATCTATATCCAGGACTAGTTGGTCCATTCTCTAGAGCGTATTCTAAACTGTTTGATGATAACTTCTTTGGTACTAATGATTACGATATAGCATCACTAAAAATCATTGATAAAATTAATCTTCAAGCTAAAGTTGGAGCTCATATAGAGCTTGAATTTAATGATGAAGAACAAGCCTTTATGGATAGAGCAAATACAACTCAAGACTTTCAAGAAGTCTTAGATCTTGTTAAAGACATAGTAGCTTATGACAAATCCTTAGAAGATGATGATGAAGAAGAAGAAAAAGAAGAACCTAAGAACGAAGATTCTAATGACGACTCAGAAGGTGATCAAAGTGAAAGTGCGGATGAAGAAGAAGATCAAGATCAAGATGAAACTGAAGACGAACCTACGGCACCTTCTAATGATCAAGAGGACAGAGATGATGAAGATGGAGATGATGAAGATGGAGATGATCAGCCAGAATCTCCAAGAAAGAGTTCAGGCGGCAAAACACTAGTTTCAATTACTGATGACGCATTTAGAGAAAACGAAAGTTCTTTCTTAGATATGGATGAAGAAGGCAAACAACTTCTTGCTGTTGAGGACATCAATAAAGAAATTAAAAAAGATATTATAGTTTCTTATGCTGAACTTAAAGCTCAAAGAGCATTAAGAAAGCAAATGTTAAGTGAATATTGTAAACTAGATATAAAAAATCTAGAACTTGAATATCCCAAGTATGTAAAAGATGTTAAGAGAAGCGTTGGAATAGCAGTTAGAGAATTTGAAATGCGAAAAGCAGCAACTCAATGGGCTAGAGCTACTACAGCTAAGACTGGCGTTATTGATGTTAACAAACTCCATTCATATCAAATTAACGAAGATATATTCAGTCAGACTACTAGATTACATGATGCTAAAAGTCATGGTATGATTATGTTGATCGATTACTCTGGTTCTATGTATGACTCATTACCTCAAGTTTTAGATCAGCTAATTCACTTAGTTCTCTTTTGTAAGCAAGTCAATATTCCCTTTGATGTCTATGCCTTTACAACAACTAACGAAAAACTAGATTATAGTACTCTTCGCCGAAAGGGTTTATTATTTGATGGTGATATGGACCTTGATGCTTTATGTATGCCATTGCTAACTTCGTCAAAGCTTAAGAAAGCTGATTTTGAAGAATCTCTTAAAGCATTATATGTACGATCTAAAGCTACTGGATGGACCTCACGTGAAATGATTGCTCCATGCGAAGACTTTGGTTCTACACCACTCAATCAAGCATTAATTATGTCTCATGGTTTGATTAAAGAATTCAAAATTAAGAATCAAGTCGAAAAAATGAATCTTGTTGTTTTATCTGATGGCGATGCTAATAGATTACAAGCATTTAGAGATGGCTCAATGGAAGATAATAAAATTGCGACTAGAGGAACGTTTAAAGGTATTAATATTCGAGTTGATGGTAAAATGGTCAAATGCGAAGATACATTTAGTGTTACAAAGGAACTACTCAAGAATATAAATAAACGTTATAATACTAATACTATTGGATTCTTTATGGCTGATGACAGTAGAATGTTTAATATGAAAGTTAGTCAAATACATGGTTACACCGATTCAGCTCGAAATGCAGCTAATAAAGAATACAGAGCTAACAAAGTCGTTGTTCGTAAAGACGTACTTGGATACAGCGAGTTATACTTGATCAAGGGCGGAAGCAAACTTTCAACTGAAGATGATGAATTCGGTGTTACATCTGATCAAACTAAGAACCAAATGGCTACATCTTTTAAGAAGTACTCGAAAAGCAAGAAGCAGAACAAAGTACTTATGACGACATTTGGGAGGATCGTAGCGTAGTGATTCTGAGTGAATTGGTTAAGGTTACCCTATTGATACTTAAATTAGATTCACAGACAGTGATTGACATAATGGTTATAACTATATAACTAAATGATCTAAAAAGAAGTGAAATAAACGTTTACAATATGCCCAAACTATGATACAATATACCTATATTAAATGATAAGGACCTACATTATGAAAGACATTAAGATTTCAACCCAAAATATCCTAACAGAACTGGCTACTAAGTACCCAGATCAAACTTCATTCAGAAAAAACATAATCGAAAACACTGGTAAATCTATGGGTTTTACCGGCAAAGATTATAATCCTCTTATGCAGAAAGAAAACCGAATTAAAGTTGGTACTTATGATCTAACTGCTTTATTACAACCAGTTCTAACAAACGTGGTAGATATATCACCAAAGGTAAAAATGCAGTCAATTGTTAACGAAGATCGATCATATGCTAAAGCTGATCCAACGTTCGTTCCATGGGGAGCGTTCAATGACATTGTTAAGATGGTTAAATCTGAAATGTTTTTTCCAGTTTATATTTCTGGTCTATCTGGTAACGGTAAGACCTTCATGGTAGAGCAAGCATGCTCAAAACTAAATAGGGAGTTCATACGTGTTCAAATCAATCCTGAAACAGACGAAGACGATCTCATTGGAGGTTTTAGACTTATTAATGGAGAAACTGTATTCTCTAAAGGGCCCGTCCTTAAGGCTATGGAGAATGGTGCGATTCTACTTCTCGATGAAATTGATCGAGCTACAAATAAAATTATGTGTCTTCAAGGTATACTTGAAGGTAAGCCTGTCCTCGTTAAGAAAACTGGTGAAACGATTACTCCTAAAGCTGGCTTCAATGTTATAGCAACAGCCAACACTAAGGGTAAGGGTTCAGATGATGGACGATTTACGGCAGCTTCTATTATTGATGAAGCTTTCTTAGAAAGATTTACTGTTGCGATCGATCAGAAGTTTCCATCTCCATCAATCGAAACTAAGATTCTGAATAACCACATGGCTAAGTTTGGAGCTGATGATACTGATTTTGTTGAAAAGCTTATTACTTGGGCTGACATTATTCGTAAGACTTTTTACGATGAAGGTGTAGATGAAGTTATTTCAACTCGTCGTTTATGTCACATAGCACAAACGTTTTCGATCTTCAATAATCGATCAAAGGCTATTGATCTATGTATCGCTAGATTTGATGAAGATACAAAGTCTGCCTTCTTAGATCTATACAGCAAAGTAGATGCTGGTGTATCTTTACCAGATGAAACTCAGCCAGAGGCTATGACGCTAGATGAATACAATACAGCCGACATTTATCCATAAATTTAATTAAGGTCACAAAATGAGTTATAAAATGAGTTACAATCATCAAGATAGCGAATACAAAGGAACACAAAAAAGTATGGACAAGATAAACTACAAATTTAACGAAGATAGATTAATTGCTGAGTTTGCTGCTTATATTGACAAAACTTATGCTGGCCATTATGGTCAGGGAGGCCTCCAATCGTCGGAGGTCATCATTGATCGTGGTCATGGTCTTGGATTCTTTCTAGGAAACGTTGATAAGTATAATGGTCGATATGGAAAGAAAGGTCAACCAGAAGACTATCGTAAAGACATTGTAAAAATTATTCATTATGGTTTCTTAGCATTGTATGAACATGATAGAATATATGAAAGTGAACTTGATTTCGAAGATAATATGACGACTTCTACTGAAGACGATGATATCTGGCTAGCTAAAAATAGTTAAAAAATAAGTGAAATAAACGTTTACATTACTCCCAAAGTATGATATAATATACTCATATTAAACAATAAAGGTACAAGGTACATTATGAAAATTTCAAGTGATACAATCAACATCCTGAAAAACTTTTCAGGTATTAACGCAAATCTGGTATTCAAGCCAGGTGGACAACTTAAGACTCTTTCTGAGGCAAAAACCATTATGGCTACTGCTTCAACTAAAGAAGACTTTCCAGTAGAATTTGGTGTATATGATCTCAATGAATTCTTATCTTTGTTTAGTCTTATGGAACAACCATCGTTAGAGTTTAGTGATAAGTTTTTGACTATGTCTGATGGTTCTCAAAAGATTAAGTACTTCTATTCAGAAATTGATATTCTTACCCAACCAACTAAAGATATCAATATGCCGGAATGTGAAGTTTTGTTGGATATTTCAGCTGAAAATATGGATAAGATTCGAAAAGCTGCTGCAGTTCTAGGTCATTCTGAATTAGCGTTTACTTGTACAGGCGAAGACGTTACAGCTTCGGTCTTTAATGAGAAAGATGCTACAGCGAATACCTTTGATATTAACCTAGGCATTGCCAATAGTAACACATTCAACTACGTCTTTAGTATTTCTAACTTAAAAATGCTACACGGCGATTACAAAGTATCGATCTCATCTAAGCTAATTTCCAATTGGAAAAATGAAACTAATCCACTAGATTATTTTATCGCTTTAGAGAAATCGTCAAGTTTCGGTGTATAAATAACTATACACACAAAAGAATTAACCTTGTTATGTTTATATAATAAGGATAATATGGAGATTGCCGAATTGTCGGGATCTCTTAAATTAGTCTAAAACCCGGAGAATACTATGACTGAAGAAGTAACAGAAGTACAAGCTACAGAAGAAGCCGCAGCACCTAACTTATCTTTACAAGACATCGCAATGATGGTACAAATTATCGATATTTGTTCTAAGCGTGGTGGTTTTGAAGGTCCAGAATTGGAGCAGGTTGGTGGAGTACGAAATCGAGTAGCAGCATTCCTAGACGCTGCAGCTCCACCACAAGAAGGTCAAGCTGAAGGACCAGCTGGTGATGATCTACCTGAAGAAGTTGAAGGCGAAGTAGCCTAATACTGCTAGAGCTTAACGTGGAGGTCGCTCCTCCACACTTTACTTAATTTTATTATGAAGGATATATTATGGAACGCAATGATTGTGCTCGTTTAATCGAAGCATTACAAAGAGGTACTGTTACAGTAACCTTTCAAAAGATTGACTCAGATGAAGTACGAGTCATGCCTTGTACCCTCAACGAAAAAGTGTTACTTGCTCACGGGCAAAAAACTATAATCGAATCAATTAGTCCTGAATCTGCTCATTTGGCTGTATGGTCACTCGATAAAGATGCTTGGAGATCGTTTAGAGTTTCAACAGTTCTTGGTTGGGAGGTACTATAATGTCAGAATTCTTATGGGTAGAGAAGTATCGTCCACAAAAGATCGAAGATTGTATTTTACCAAAACACATTAAATCAACCTTTGAAGATATTGTTAGAGGAGGTGACCTACACAATATGCTTCTTACCGGCACAGCCGGCCTTGGTAAAACTACAGTCGCAAAAGCTTTATGTAACGAACTTGATTTAGACTACCTATTAATTAATGGTTCTGAAGAGTCAGGGATTGACACATTGCGTAATAAAATTAAGCAGTTTGCATCTTCAGTTTCTCTCCAGGGTGGCTACAAAGTAGTCATCTTGGATGAGGCTGATTACCTAAACGCTCAATCAACGCAACCAGCATTACGTGGCTTTATGGAAGAATTTAGCAATAACTGTAGATTTATTCTTACATGTAATTTTAAAAACCGTATTATTGATCCACTACATTCTCGTTGTACTACAATCGAGTTTAATGTTTCTAAAAAGGACGCAGCACCACTATGTGGACAGTTTCTCAAACGATGTACTAACATCTTAAAAGGTGAAGGTATCAGTTATGACGAAAAGGTAGTTGCTGAATTGATTATGAAACACATGCCAGATTGGCGTAAAGTTCTTAATGAACTTCAGCGTTATGGTAGTAGTGGTTCTATTGATACTGGCATTCTTGTATCTTTATCTGAAACTTCTCTTAATGATCTTATGATCCACTTAAAAGAAAAAAACTTTAAAGGTATGAGACAATGGGTAAGTAATAACATTGATTCTGAACCAGCAGCAATTTATCGTAAAATCTATGATAATATGAATGACTATATTGATCCACAAAGTATACCTCAATTGGTACTTATTTTGGCTGATTATCAATATAAGAATTCATTTGTTGCTGATCATGAACTTAATACAGTTGCTTGTCTTACTGAAGTAATGGCTGGGGTTTCGTTTCGATGAACCCTTTCGATTACTTAAACGCCATCAATACGAGCAAGAAAGATATTATGGTCGACGATGTATCAGAAAAAGCTTACAGCGCTTTTATGGTAAATCGTGGACTATCATACTTTCCTGATACAATCCTCTATGCAAATGAAATGAATTTGAATCATCATATTGACCACCGTCTTCAATTCGATTTCTTTATAAATATAATAAAGAAGAAGAGAAGGTTTTCAAAATGGGCTAAGCCTATTAATATAGAAAACTTGGAGTTGATAAAAGAATACTATGGATATAGCAATGAAAAAGCTAAGTCTGTTTTACCATTACTAAACGATGATCAAATAATCGAATTGAAGACGAGGATATATAAAGGTGGAAAAAGAAAATAACATAGAAGAAGTACATTGGACTCCAGCATCAATGCTTGAGATTACTCTTAATGAGCCCGATGATTTCTTAAAGATTAGAGAAACATTAACACGAATTGGAGTAGCTTCTAGAAAGGATCAAAAGTTATATCAGTCTTGTCATATATTACATAAACAAGGTCGTTATTTCATTGTTCATTTTAAAGAACTATTCTTATTAGATGGGAAACCTTCTAACTTGCTAGTTAATGATATTCAACGCAGAAATACAATTGCTACGTTACTTTCTGATTGGGGTCTTGTAACATTCGTAGATTCTGATTGTGCTAAAGATATAGCGCCACTAAGACAGATTAAAGTTATTCCGTTTAAGGAAAAAACTGAATGGCAACTATGTCCTAAATATAACATAGGCAATAGTAACAAAGATTAAATAAAGGAAACAAAAATGGCTGGATCATTTAGTTATAATGGCGTAGTAGCCTGGGGTGGTGCCACAGGCATTCAAACAGTTTTTGGTGGTAATAACCCTGTAAGTATTAATGAATACTATGGTGCTGACCCATATAAACCTATGCCAACGTCTGGTGCAATATCAGCTAATGATTTTTATACCACGAGTTCAAAAACTGCTAAAATAACTCGTGGTACTAGTGGCGATACTGCACATAGATTTGGATATAGCGCTAATGCTGGAAGTTCATATTACCATGCAGAAAGTGGAGAGTCTACTGCAGCTTTTGGTTCAATAACTAAAGCATCTGGGTTGATCGCTGGTGATTTGTCATGTTTCACAGTTGAAGACAATTATCCACATGGTCAAGTATTAACTATTGGCAGACGAGGCAGCGGTGATAGTGGATGGACTACATGCTATGTTAAGTGTATTGGCGGTTGGTTGAATGGAACTGTATACACTTTTACTCGTACTGGGAGGTGGGTTTATGCTGGAATCAGAAATTCAAGCCCTCAATCTT